GGCGGTTTAGCTCTTGGTGAGCAGTTTCATGACCTCGAAATCAGCCAGGCTCCGGGTGATGGATGCCTGATTGTACGATGGCACGAAACCAGGGATAGACTTTGCTTCAGCATACAGCTGCTCAGCATTAGGGCCAAGATTGAGCTTGAACTTGTCCCCTTCCCTGACGTATTGCACTAAATCCTTGAATGCTGGATGATGTTTGGCATTCTCGAGGATCATGATCCACCTGAGTGACTCCATACGAGCGCCCCATTTCTCAGGATCGTGGAATCTTTCTGGAAATACACATGCGTTCAGTGCGAGAACGGATGGGTATGCCATGACATTGCCCAATTCACGAGTGTTTCCGTAGCGCTGCAGATACACCCAGTCATGGTCTGACGTTCTCTGCTTCTCAGGGTTCATCTCGAATCCCATCATTGTTGCAGCAGCGACAAGCGCTTCGCGCAATCCTTTCTTACCCCATGCTATTCCGTCGTCACCCAAGACCTGGAATTTGTGGGTTGCACCCTGAAGGATCATAGCGAGGCAATGCATTATTACTGCCAGACAAGTTTCATAGAAATTTGTCCCACCAGCACCGCTGGGCAGACCATGTATGTTGGGGCACCAGGCTTTCAGGTACTCGATCTGCACTTTAGCGGTGATGCAGTAAGTCAGTACTTCACGCATCTCCTTCGTGTTCTGGAAGACTCCATCGAAGAGTCTGAACAGGAGTTCTAACTGCATAGGTCCGACAGTCTGGTCCATGCCAGTAAAGTCAGAGGAGACAATCTCTTCCTCAGATCCATCAGGTAGGTAGGTTTCTACAGCGTCAAAACCTTCCCACGCAAGGAGTTCAGGGTGCTTTCCCTGCCTGAGGCGATCCATGAGCGGCAGAAGGTAGCCCTTCTCAGCAAGATTAGCGGACATCGGGGACATGAAAATGAACCGTGTCTTACCATGCCTTGCTGTGCGCTCACCGATAACGTACGGGTACTCTCTCCACTTCCCCGAAATCGCGTCGTTCACGGCCTTAGCTTGCACCTCAGGGCGTGAGCGGCGTGAAAAGTCAGGTGCACCGGAGTTGGTGTTGACCTTATCTTCGTTGATGTCTCTGTGAAGTACAGTGCGGGGTTCGAGTCTGCGCAAACCCTTCCAGTTGATCCCAAGCATGTCACGGGCACACTGGACAGCCTATTGGAGACGGGGATCATCAAGGTTGATGGTTTTCATGCGGGTTGCGTAGAGCTCTAGGTCGCCCTTCCTCTCATTCCATGAGGCATACCCGCCCCTCTCGCCGTATTTCTCGGTGCGGGTAAGGTCGTAAGCGACCGTTTCAGGGTACTGCTTCGCATATTTTTTGAGAATGACAAGCCAGTCATCTAAGACTTTCTGGGTTGACTTCTCCTTATACAGCGGAGTCCGCGGCATTGCGGGTTGACCTGTATAAATGCGTTGAAAGTGTGGGCGGGCCCCAATTGCCAGCTCGGACCAGGGGTCACTCGTGCACATCCTCATCGTACAGTACCTCCGTGCATTCGGACCGCTTGTGCCCAGTGCTCCCACAACGGGTGCAGAATTGCCCAAAGTGGCCCTCAGGATGGATTGGTCCAGTGGAAATTTTGCCATAAATCCACTTGCGATATTCGGTCTTTGTCTTGGTCATTTCAACATCTCCTTGAGTACGTCGAGCAAGAACTGCCCAGTGCGCAGCTCTATGAACGACAGGTTATGTGAGATTGCAGTCTTGAGCCAATCCGCGACCCAGGACAGACCACTCTTCAGCATGGCGGCGGCAAATGCCCTGTCGCCTACGCCTCCGCGAGCCTTAACGCGACTCGCCACCTCGCCAATGGTGTCCTGCTCAGGGACAACAACTTGGACGTTGATGTGCTTCTGAAGCAAGTAAGGCACAACCTTTGGCTCATTGATGAGAACGGTGAATCCACTGTTCACAAATTGCAGGACCATCTTGGAATACGGTTCCAAGAGGGTAGCCTCATCCTCCTTCCTCACCTTAAAGGCGGAGCGGAAGAATCCAAAATCCAGGTCGATTACTCCTGGAAGCTGTTTGGCTGCAGTTGACTTTCCGGTTCCAGGGAAAGCCAGGACTACAGAAGGTTTGGTCGTCTTCTTAACCATACTTGTAACCTCCTTTTCGTTTTGTG